GGTACATCTCTTGTTTCAGCATTCCAATCAATTTGCTCATATATTTTTGTAAGATTAAATAGTGATGATTTAGCTTCATCTCTAAACGCGTGTTCCTCAGTTCTAGGAAACTGTCTATAAAATTCATTTAAAGCGTCTTGATCATCTTTTAATCCATCAACTTCGTTTTGCCAATAGTTTATAACTCCTAATGTTATAGGTATTCCTTGTGGTCCTTTAATAAGGTCAATTGGAGTGTCGAATACAGGTATTCCATAAGAATCAATGTATCCTTCGTAGTTCCATTCCATAGGAATGAACAAAGAATAGAGTCCCGAACGAGTCTGTCCATTCGCATTTCTTTTTGTGACATCTGAGTCATAGTATAATTTTTTAAAATTATCACCACCTTTNTCTNATGCNTTACAGGTTGAACCCATCATACATTTACCAATAATCCTACTTCCTAATCGTAACGTGGTTTTCGTAACCCTCCAGTTGTTGAGGATGTTGTTCGGTTTCTCCCACTTGCCGGACTCGTCATGAACGAGGAGTTTGAGNTTCTCCCCATCGTAGGAGTTGTCACCGGTATTTTTCCAATCGATGGTCGTGTCGAGACCCTGTAGTTCGGGCGCGGTTTCGTTGGCGGTAAGTTTACGACGGGTGAACTTACTTGCGGGGACACGGTAGGCGAGTTCTGTCTTGGGCCTGTCCATACCGTCCTGTATCGGCTTGAAAAAGAANGGGTAATTAACCGATATGGGTACCACCTTATCTGTGAACATGGTCTTAGCATCAGGTCCNGACTTGGATAATATACCATACCTAGAGTCACTTGATATGGTTGCCAAGTTAACCACCTCTCCTGAGGCCATGAAAGAAAACCCGGAACGCCTGTTCTTAAGGTAACACATCCCATAGGATCGTGAATCTGCTTTACAAGCTTCCCAGAAAATAAAGAATAATCTATTTGACTCCCTAAAGTCTGGCTTCCCGACGTCAATCTTAGACCACTGCAAGTACATGTAATGAGTGCCAGTAATGTAAGTAGGATTGTTTTTGTTATAAAACCAAAAACCTTCTTCTCTACGAGCAAATTCTTTATCAATGTAATCATACCATGTTTCTTTAAAATCTAATGGATATTCTTCCCAATCAAATATCGTTTTAATTCTTTCTAATTCTTTAGGCAAAGGTGTGTATTCAAATTTATCTGATTTAAATTTATGAATGGTTTTAGCTTTAGGTAAAGCTATTTTTAAATTTTGTATTTCTATTACATTATCTATTTCACCTGTCTTGCTTATAACTACAACATCATGTTCTATATTATAACCATATTCCCATTTTTTATATTTATTATTTTTCTTGAGAATTTTAGGTTTAATATGATTATCTAATACTTTATATAAACTTTGTTGATACATTATTTTGATCTTCCTTCTGCAAAGCCTTTAAATTCTTTTGGCTTTTTAGTTTCTTGTTCTACTTTACCTTCAATAATATTTTCTTCTTCATTTATTTTAGATAATATTTCAAACGCGTCAAATATTGCTAGTTTTTTAGTTGCCGCTGCATTTTTTAGTCTATCAGCAGATATATCAGGACCAAAATCAATAATAGGCTCTTTAGCAACTTTAATTAACTCATCAACAGCTATATGCCCAGCTTGGATTATATTCTTCTTTATTTTCTTTATGTCCATAATTAATTACAATATCATTTGATTTCATACAATAAAGACGCTCATTATCTATAACAAACTCCCATTCAGCGCCAGGTTTAAACCCAATCATATCTCCTGGGTTAATATTAGATGCCTCTAATTTATTATTACCTATTTTTAGTATACCAACATAAGGTTGTTCTTTTCTGTTCTTTATATGATCAGAATTTTTTATTGGTTTTATAAAGCATCTATCACCAAAACTTTGCCATTCGCTTTTATTTTTATATAAATATATTTGATCTAGCGCAGCAAAATATAAATCGTTTTTAAAATAAGAACGACTATTAGTTTGTTTACCCTGCATATTATAAAATCTTCTAAATATGTTTTGGTGTACTACTATTATATCGCCTTTTTTTATATTACTAGTAATAGCCAACGGTGTAGACACAACTTCAGCAAATCTATTAACAAACTTCCAAGATTCAATTTTAGTATTTAAAATTAACTCTTTTTCACCTATTTTTTTGCTATTATTATATCTACCTTCTCCGATAGGCTTTACTATAAAATCGTATAAGCTATTCATTAATATTCTAAATCATATTCAATTGATATAGCCATGTTAGAATTAAATTTTTTCCATGGTAATACCTCTTTGTTTTTCTTTATATGAATATTATATGAATTATCTTTTTCATCTAATAAGATGTGAGATATTTCATGACCACCATAAACTTGTTGACCTATAGAATAATGCATTGCATCATTTTTATAATCTGAGCCTATACTGATTTTTCTTATTACATTATTCATCTTTCTTTATTTCAGTATACGTACCGTCTTCTAAATTTATGTTAACTTGTCCGTATTTATCTTCTAATACTTTTTTGTATTTTTCTTGATCTTGATTAACACCAGCTAAATCATGCAGAACTGCATGTTTTTGTGATTCAAGATATCCAATATCAGTTGTAAGTTTATAAAGTTTATTTTGAAAATTTACAACTTTTTCTAATTCTTCTTTTGTTATTTTATTTTCTGCCATTTTATTTAATTTAATTTGTCATTAACCAATACTTTCTATAAACAGTAACATGGTTTGATTTTCCTTCAAATGTACAATGTAACTCACCATCTATAAATGTGTAAGTAACAAATGTTTCAAATTTATTAGTAGGATTATATAATCGAGTTTTTATATAATNTNCACCTTCTTCTACTACAGTTTCTTCTAATGTTTGATTTTCTGCAAAAGAAAAATTAACTAATTCATAACCTGTTTTTTCATTATGTAATATTACAACATAATAACTTGTTTCTGAACTAGACCATGCTCCTCTTAATAATTCACTTAATTCGTGACCATGTATAGTTATACTAAACAGCATAGCTATACATAATAATAATTTTTTCATAATATTTAATTTAATTTAATTTCTAAGTGTATAATTACTTATTATTATAACTTTTTACCTTTAAACACACTTGTTGCTTTTTCTGTCGTTCGTCCGCCGAAATAGGCTAAGATTACAGACATCATAACCTTCTCAAAAGTATCATTCCAAGTTTCATGTATTGTAAATGGTATACTTTCTACACTATCTAATATACCTGCAAAAGAAAATACAACAATACACCATATAAGAACTAAAGGACGTACATTTTTAGACATCCAAGAATCTGACATAGAATCTGCTTTCCATCTAGAAGTTATTGATTCTATTTCTTTATTCTGTTGTTCATATATTAATTGTTGTAATTTAATTTTATCATCTAAAGAAACATCTGATTTAGTTATTTCAGCTATTGCTTCTTTAGGAGATGTTACACCTTGTAATACATTTCCTAATGTAGGATTTATNACAGCTGCAGCACCAAATAATAATTTACCGACTGTTGTATCTTTAAATTGTTTTGACATTATTAATATTTTTCAAAAGGATCTGTTTTCTTATAAGCTTCTGCTTCCCAAGGTAGATTATTAGCACCTTCATTCATATCATCACGAGAATATTTTTTACCTTTCCAATATACAAAGTTTTCATCATAATCAAGATCACCTCGTTTCATTTGATCTATATGAACTTTTTCATGTTCTATTACACTTTGTCTTTCTTCTGGATCAGTTATTTTATCTGATATTAATATCGTGCCATTATTGTTTGCTTTACCTAAAACTCCTTTTTCAAGATCGGTAGCATATATAGGAGTATTATCACCTTGAAATGGAGGGTTTATTTTAAAACCGTTACCTAATCTTATTTTCATTGTTTGTAAGGAAATTGTTTGTTTAAGTATTCTTGTCTTTGTTGACAACCACAGGGTTTATTAAGGCTGTTAGCCATTTTATTGAC